TTGCTCCAGCTTTTAACTGCATTGCATTAAGTACTTTCATTCTAAATTTAATTTAGTTAATTTATTTATAATTTTTGAAGCCTGATCTTTTTATTGTATTTCCAGTATTGTTTCCAGTACGTCCAATATTCTTGAACGGACTATACTTTAATTTATACAAATTTTTTGAATTATCCAAAGATTTCTCTTCTGATTCACGTCTTTTTGAAAAACCCCTATTTGATTGTTGTATTTTTACAAAAGCAACTAAAGCTCCAAATGCAACTAATCTATCTACGTTAAGTCCAGGATAATATGCAAGCATTTCTTTTATAAGCATGCCATCAGGTATTCTCTCAACACCTAAAGTTTGATTTGTAACAACACCACTAATATCAGTTTCTTCATCAATAACTTCTCTTAAAAATTCAATTGCATATGATATTAAATGACTTTTAAATAATGTACCTGTATTTTTCCATCCATACTCTTGATATACAGTATTGTTTGAACCAAGATCTTTTAAGAATAAAATTTGTTGTTTAGGTACAAGATATCTTTGTTTCTTTCTGGCAATCATATGTTGTATAAACAAAGATATGTTATTCTCAACTATAGTCCATGCATTATACCATTCTATAATTAATTCTAATCTTTCATGTGTTTTATTAATATCATCAAATCTACCACACCATGATGCAACAATTTTATCTTTCTCTAAAAATTGTTCAACATCTCCGGATATCATAGTTCTTGTAACCTCTGTTGCATTCTTATAAACAAAAATACTACACAAGGAATCTGATGTAGTAGTCTTACCTTCTGATACAGGGTCAATAGAGGCGTAATAAGCCCCAAACTCAGGACTCTTGACAGGACGTTCCCAAACAATAATACTTCCTGTCTTATCCACTTGTTTCTTGTCAACAGGAAATCTACTTATTGGAAGTTTATTAGTTCTTTTAGCAAAGATACCTTTTTCATCTCTATCTAATTCAACAAGTTCATAAGGATATGTTTTTTCTTCAATCCTTTTTTGTTGTCTACTAAGAATGCCTTGTGGAAATACAGATGCTTTTCTATAAGCAAAAGCTTCAGCAATATTTAAAGGTTTCTGAGATATTCTTAATTGAAACTGTTCACCATTTAATTCATTTTTCCATCTCTCTCTTTCTTCATGAATTGCTACTTCAGCTTCTTTTACTAAAGAGTTTCCATAGTCATCAATGTATGGTGGCATTGACCATTGTTCTGGAATAAATAAACCAGCCATACCTATTGTACCATCTGCATCAATAAGATCGGTTTCTACAGCATATATATCATTTGCTGCTGGATTAGTAATCATTTCTTTTAAAGGATTACATTGTTCTAAATCTCCAACAGATCCTGCTGCAATAAACATACCTGTAGTAATCATACCTGAAGACATAGCAGGACGTAAATACTCATATGTTTCAGACATCTTTGGAGCAATGCCAGCTTCTTCATGAAAGAAAATTGAACATGGTCCCCCTACTCCAGTAGTTGCATTCTTTTCAAATGAACCACCTTGTATTTTTGATTTTAATCCTCTTGCTGTTTTTCTATTACCAATTCTAACCTCAATTTGTTGTTGCCATAATAAAACTTTTTCAGGATTACTTGGTCTATACCAAGCAGTATGTTCATTTAAAAATGTTTTATATTCATCTAAAAATTTCCATGATCCTTTATCATTTATAAAATCTTTAAGTGATGCACCAATCTTGCAGATACTTCCTTCTTCAAACCAATAGGTATTTATAATTTTACCCATATGAAAATATGAAGATGCTATCTGACGTTTTTTTAATATAGCTGAATGTTTGTAATGTAGTTCTGCAAGTTGCTCATATAAAGCCATGTGATACTGTGCATCACGTACTTTAGCAAAGCCATATTTTTTTTCTTCTTTATCAAAGATTGGAAGGAAATTTAACCACATGTAATAGTCTCTAGTTAAATACCAACTCTTATCTCCATCACTATAAATAACTCCTTCTCTACATTTAATTTTTTGATCTTCCCAATACTGAGTAAAATCTTTAGATCTAAATGGTTTATTACAATAAAATCCCTGTTCATTAAATATTTGAGCTTGTTCATTAAACTTAAAAGATAGTTTATTAAACTCATAATGACCAGGGACATTAAATATACTTAAAACATAATCTACAAAATCTTGTCTAGTTTCAAATTCTGTAGTTATCCAAGAATTATCTTTATATGTAGGTATGGATTTATACATATTTAAACTTAGCATACACATCACCTTCGTGTATTAACAAATGATCTTCATCATCATGTAACATTGTTGTTGGTAAACAATGGTCACTATATTGAACCATATCTCCTATTTTAATTTCTGTAACACCTTCACCTACAGCAACTACAGTACCTTTATTTTCAACTTTTAACATTGTATCAGGTATAATAATATTTGTATTTTTAAAAAATGCCTCAGCTTTTTTTTGTTTAATCAATAACTTCTTTCCTACTGGTATTACTTGTTGTATCATTTTTTTTTATTTTAATGGTTTATTATATTTGGTCATATGCTAATCCTGCACCACCACGTACAGAACTTTCTTGTTCTTGTTTCATATCAACAAAGGCTCCTTTATATGATTGTCTAATTTGTTCAAATTTAGATGCTGCATTTACCATGGAGTTTATGTTACCATCTCTACCATGTTCAATAGCAGTTACTTCCATGTATTTAGCTAATCTATCAAGCATTGATTTAATACCTTTATAAGCTCTGAAGGTAGGTGTTTCATATAACTTATAACACATATCCAATGCGTATCTTATTTTAGGATCTTCTGGTGAATCTTCTAGTTGAACTTCTTCAATAATAACATCTTCTTTTTCATGTTCTGGTATATTAAAAAAAGGATTCATATCTGGATTAGGACAACTCATATAAAATATGTACTGGTAAATTTTTAAATATGTATCTGGATAATTTTCCATAATAGCATTTAAAAAAGGTAATGCATAGCAATGTTCTGATGGTATTACTTTACTGTTCTGAATATCAAATAGTCTTACTAACATAATTTTATTTATTATCTTTTAACCACATTATTAATGAATTAACTTCATCCTTTAAATATGGTACTTCATACATTTTTATTTCATCTAAAATAGGTTCTCCATTATAATGTTCATTAATTGGATAACCATTTTCATCTTCACCAATCTGTTTAAACTTTACATGTTGAATTGTAAGTTTACCAATCTTTAAAGAAGGGTTATGCTTTTTAATAATATACGCATAAATACTGAGCTGTAAAGAATAGTGCATTAAATTGCAATCATCTAAATGATTAACAGGTTTAAACATTTTACTTGTAATACCTTCCCAGTTAGTATATCCTTTTTCTTTAATTTCTTTATTAGTCTTGTAATCATTGATATTAATATAACCATCTACAATTTCTACAACATCTGCCTGACCACAAAGTCCAACAGATTTTAAATAAACTAAATGTTCTGGATAAACACCATCACTTAACTTTTGTTCTGGTGCTAATTTTATACCATTCTCATTTATAAGTGGTTTAACAATTGGCACTTCAGTTCCTCCACGCTCAATTGTTTTAAAATCAAGCATGTCTGATTCTCTTTGGTTATGATAAAAATTACCAAGATTAATAGCTCTTTCAGTTTCATTATCCCAAGCCTGTAATATTTGTTCTACAGTCATACCATACCACTTAGAATTTTTATTCTTTGCAGATTTTTTAGCCTGTCCTTCTTTATCAAACTTAGGTTTAAATTTACCAACTAATGAAGTAACACTTAACCATTCAATGTTATCTTCTTCTATACTTTCATAAGTATGTCCTGCTTCTTTAAATATAATAGCCATTATATTGTACCTATAAGTTTATCTGTACTACCATCAGTACTAGTTGTTGTAGAAACATAGTATGGATTTGTTGTACCAGTATGGCATGGTATTTCACGATAAGGTTGTAATATTTGATTAGTATTTTTAACTTGGTTATCAAACATATTAGCTTTAAGTTCAGTTTGTAAAAGAACTGTTGCTGCTTCCATAGTAATCATATTATGTTCTAAAAGATCTTTAACTATTTCTGTTACTGTCATAATGTTAATTTTTAATTTGTTGGTTTATTTTTTCTTCTAATTCTTCAGTCATTAATGAATCCCAAAATCCTTTAGGACAAGATGTAGATAATGACCGTACCTTAAATGCAAGACTGCATCCACAATCTGAACAACAAGGTTGTGTACCTGGAACTAAACAATGATCTCCAGCAGCATCAAATAAAGAACACTTAATACATATCTGAAATCTATCTGTAGCAACAGCTTCAATATGTTCTTTTTTAAATATGTTATTTTTAATACCTTCTACTATTTGATCAGCATTTTTAAATACTGTTAAATATCTTTTCCATTTTGCATCCATTTTGTAAAACTTATTTTGCTTTAAACTCTTTTTTTCTTAATATATCAGATTCCATTTGTTCTAATGCTTTAGACATTTGTTCAATATTACTTTGTATATTTTCACTTTGAGCATAACCATTATATGTTCTTTTAGCTAAATTACCAAGTGTACTTTTATTCTTTTTAATTGAGTTTTCTAATTTGGTTTTTCTTAAATAAAAAGTACCTAAACCATCTACATTTATTCTTGGATATTCTAATGTTGATAGTTTTTTTCTTAATTTACCATAATAAAAAGATATAAAATCATCTACCACTTGTGGATGTACACCAACTTCTTCAGCAATGCCTTCTTTAAAATCTTTATGTTTCTTTGGATTCACGTCCTAATATTTTATAATCTAACAATACCAAACCATCTATTTGAATATTAATATTTTTATTAATTGAAATAGTTTTTTTATTTATACCATTTTTAACTATCAACTTTTTCTTTTCTGCTTTTGCTAAAGCATTTCTAGCTGATTGTGAACTTTTAAATATTTGTTGTTCAGTTAAAAATATACAAAATTTAGTTAATTCAACTTTGGGTTGTTTTGATAATTCCATTAAACACTTAAGATCTGAATTACTAATTAAAATATTTTCAAAAAAACAATAGGTAAGTATTTGATACTTAATGGTTTCATTAATATCTACTTGTAATTTTAAATCTACTTTGTTTACTATAGCCATTATTTTAAACTCATTATCATATCAACTAAGTCAGGATGAGGATAGCAATCAAACTTATCCTTTCTTACATTGGTATGTGTTAATAATCCTTTAATTTTACCATTAGCAGCATCTTCATTATAATCAAATGCTTTAACGGGGCCATGTTTTTGTATTAGTTGTTTTAAACCTAATCTAACATCAATACTATCTCTTTCAGCAACATACTTAATCCACTTTTCAGTTTCTTTAATTTGTTTTTCTGAATAAGAATGCCAGTATAAAAATCCTCTGAATGCTTCTTTCAATGTTGTTACTTCATCTGGGTGAGTCTTAGTTCCTACATAGGTTTTATATTCTTTATCAAGTTGACCCATTGAACATATCTCTAAACCTACAGAATGCCTATTCATCCAACCTGATTTAGTTAAACCTAAATGCCAACCTTGATTTCCTGTTGGAAAAGCCTGAACCATTTGACCATCATACTTAGCATCACCTGTAGTATGATTTTTACCACCTAAAACAAATTCAGTTCCAATAGCACCTCTGTCATCTGTATTCCACATATCAACACAAGCATATGGATTGTTTCCTCCTGCAGTATGATGTAAGAATATGTATTCATTTTTAATAGGTCCTTTAATATATTCTTTTGGAGATAAATAATGTTTATGAATTATTTGATCATAGTTAGTTTTAAAGTATTGACCAAATATATCAGTGTCTTCATCAATAGCTTCTTGTAATGTAGGAACTTTGTTAAACAATAATACCCACATATCTGCATCAACTATACCTGTAACTGGAAGTTTATTAGATAATTGAAATCTAATTACAGCTTTTTCTGTTGCTGGTCCAAATTGTAAATCTTGTTTTAATAAGAGTTTAGCTTGAAGGGTCTGGACATCTGGTCCAGAATCCCCTCTTTTTAACATCTTCATAGTTTAGTCTATTTGAGATGCCGCATTTTCCATTGCTTCTTTAAAAGCTTTTGCTTCTTCTGAATCAACTGGTACTGAACCACCTTCTTTTTGAGAAGCATAGGCTTGTGCCATGTACATTTGTGCTTGTAATCTTTCAGCTCTTGATTTTTCAATAGTAGCTAAAAGCATTTCATACTCTGCTTGTACCTCTAAATGAGGAATGTTGTCTTTGTAGAATGCGCTAATTTCTTCTCTACGTGCATTTAATTCTTCTTTAGTAAGAATAGGTTCTTTCTCATCTAAAGGATTCTTGGTTTTTGCATTTGCCATTTTGTAATTTTTTTAAGTTAAACAATTAAATACAAATATATAATAATAGTTTAAATAAAAAAAGTTTAATGGGTTTATTTTTAAATTTTATTTTTTTCTAATAAAGCAATTACGGTTTTAAGTTCTGACATTTTATGAAAAATAACGTTACTTTCTAAAATATTTACACTCCACTTATCTTTCTTAGCTTCATCTGTATCACTTTCACTGGATAAGAAACATATTTCCCCTACATCTTTACAATAGTAGTGCCATGGTCCATCAGAACCACTTGATTCAGGGGTTTGATCAACACGTTCAAACCCCAATTTAATCAAATCAATTTGTTTCATCTTTACTTACTCCTTTATTAGGAAGATTATACTATCCAATGCTTATTTTCTTTTTCCCACCAAAAGGTTAGGTCTTGTGTAGTATCATCATAATACTCCCCTACATAATCTGATTTAAATATAGAACCTTTATTCTCAAATAAAGATAAGAAGTATAATTCATCTTTTATACCTAAATCATCTTTTACAAAGTTTGATACAAAAGTATAATTACCACCTCTGATAACTCCGGCCTCTACAAAAAGAATTTTTTTGTCTTTTAACTTATAATAGTAAAGATTAAAAACTTCTTTCAATTCATTAATATAATTGTCATCCCAAGTTTGATCTGGATATGGTACATCAATACCAAAGCCATCACAAATTTCTTTGTCATGGCTAAGCGTATGTCTTAATAATTGACCAACATTGGAAGAGTAATCTGTAGATACAGTTACTATCACTGTGTTACTAGCATTAAAGTTTTCTTTTAATAATCTTTCAGCTAAACTTAATGTTAATGCAGTTTCCTTTTCTTGAGAAATAGTATAGTCAGGTCTACTCATAATTATTTTTTTCTTTTTACAGCTCCACCCATTTTAGCTTTACCTATAGCACCACCCATTTTCATTTTAGGATCAGTAGAACCACCATGCTTTTTGAAACCCATTTTGTTTCTTACTTCAGTAGGAAGTTTACCTAGACCAACTTTACCAGCAGGTACATCTTTTAATGCACCACCTGTAGCCATCTTAGGTTTTTTACCTGCAGCTTTCATAGCTATTGCAGTAGCAGCTTGTTTCTTAACAGCACTGCCTTTCTTCATCATTGAATCTTTCATCATTGAACCATCAGGCATTGTATGCATTCCACCCATTCCCATTTTTTTTACAGTTTTCATAATTTTAAAGTTTATTTTTTTACACAATTATTGTATGTCTTACCATACATTTTTTTAGTTCCTTTTTTTTCATAGCCGGGCCAGCATTTCTTTGCAGCTCCTTTCTTAGGAGTACCCATATTTATTTTGTTTTTTAGTGCCATGATTATCTATATCTTGCAGCTTTCTTAGCCACTGCTTTAGGTTGTTTCACAAATTGTTTTCCCTTAGCATTACCTTCTGCCTTAGCTTTATTAGTTGCGGCTTTCTCAGAAGGACTCAATGCATCCCATGCTGCAGATGGTAAATATCTTTTCTTACCTTTAGAAGGTTTACCGTCAGAGGTTTTCCATTTCTCATTACCCCATTTCTTTAAAGACTGTTGTGATTTAGCTAGTGACATTACTTATACCCTCCCCCTGCTTTTTTATATTGAACAGCAAGTAGTTGAGCTTTACGTGCAGACCACTCTCCAGGATCACCACCTTTAGTGCCCGCTTTAATCTTATTAAACAGGTTCTTACGCATAGTTGGTTTAGTATAGTTACCAGCAGCGTTTACTTTAGATTTAGCTTTCATAATCCAGGTGGTGGAGGAGGACCCCCAACTTTATTGTTTAATGTTTTCATTTTTTATTTATTTAATTATGTCTACATCATTAATATACAAAATCCTTTTGTAAAGGTAAAATAATTTTTATATAACCTTATTACGGTAACTCAAAAAAATTTTTTGTCCCCAAAAAAAATAGTGTTTCCAAATGTTATGTGTTTTGCATAGGTGGTACCAAAAATTGTGTGTATTAGAATGTTGGTACCTACTACCAATCTGCCCCCCAGCTAATTTTTGCGGTAAGGGTACCCCCGCATCTGGGTACCTAAATATAATAAAATATAATATTATGAGTGTTTTCTTCAGAAAATTGAGAGTAAATGAGTCTACTGGAACAGCAACAATCATTGCTACAGACAGACCAATCACCAGCAAACAAACTACACTTGCTGGATTGAACGTGGGCACACGCACACAAGGTAGTGTAAACTTTGGAGTACTAAGCTTGATTGACCCTGAAACTAATCAGGTGATGAAAGCTAACCATCCAACTATTGCAGCTTTGCAAAAGAAACTAAATGCTGGTGATGAAATGCCAGGATTCCAATTGAGTAGCAACCCTGTGGTTGATATTCAAACTGGTGAGCTAACAACCCTAATGTGGATTGAA